CCGGTAGAGCTCGAGGTGCGTCGGCGTGTCCGACGACGGCCGTAGGTTGCCCTCGACGACGCGTCCGTCATCGAGCCCGACCTCGACCATGTCCTCGGGTCGCAGCTCGGAATAGGCCACACCGCTCGGCTTGATCAGCATCACGCCGCGGTCGCGGTCGACCCCGCTGGCGTTCCCGAATGACAGCGTCACGAGGCCCGCCTCGACGATCGCCTGGTTCGCCCGCCAGACCGCCTCGCGCAACGCCTCGTCGCCCACCGCCTACAGACCTCGAGCGAGGTGGTAGTACGCCTGGTTCCAACGGAGCTCCCGCTGGAAGGCCGGCAACGTCGAGGGAGATAAGGGGCAGAGCCTCGCGATTCACATCAGCGGCGAGAAGGCCGGTCGCTGGGCTGACTACGCTACGGGTCAACACGGGGACCTCATCGAGCTCTGGACGATCAAGCGCGGAGTGGATTTCGTCAGCGCCCTGGGCCAGATCAAAGACTACCTGGGCATCGCCGCAACTCCGACGTTTCACGGGTCAAAGGCTAAGTCGTACCGGAGGCCGGAAAAGCCCAAAGTGCGAAAGCCTACGAGCGTCAAGGAGTACCTGATCGAGCATCGATGGATCGAGCCGGATACGATTGCGGCCTACCAGGTGGGCGAGACCTCCGACGCAAGCGGACCGGTGATGGTTTTCCCCTTTAAGCGCAGCGGCGAATTGCTCAACGTGAAGTACTCTCCGATCGCTCGGAACGAGGACGGCACCAAGAAAGCTTCGCGCTTTGAACCGGGCTGCGAAATGCTTCTGTGGGGCTGGCAATCCATCGGGGACAACGATCGCAGTTTTGTTCTAACCGAAGGCGAGATCGATGCGATGTCCTGGCACTCTTGCGGGATTGCGGCGATGTCGCTTCCGAACGGTGCCAAGGGTCATACGTGGATCGAAAACGAGTTCGATCATCTCGAACGCTTCGAAGCGATTTATATCAGCCTGGATATGGACGAGCACGGACAGAAGGCGGTTCCTGAGCTGGTTGAACGACTCGGTCGGCATCGCTGTCACGTCGTGAAACTACCGCACAAAGACGCCAACGAATGCCGGACCAAGGGCTACACTGAGGAGCAGATGCGCGGTTTCCTAGAAGCCGCGGAGACCACCGATCCGGAGGAACTGCGGCGTGCAAGTTCCTACGTCGAAGAGGTGATCGAGCAGTTCTACCCGCCCAACAACGAACCGATCGGGTTCAAGTCTCCCTGGCAAAAGCTCGATGAGCTGATTCGGTTCAGGCGCGCGGAACTGAGCATCTGGACCGGATTCAGCGATCACGGAAAGACCACGCTCCTGAACCAAGTTCTGCTCTGGGGAGCGGCCCAAGGTGAGCGCTGTCTCATCGCCTCACTGGAAATCAAACCCGCGATCCTGCTCAAGCGCGCGACCAGGCAGGCAACTGGAAAGCGTACGCCAGACGTTGCGCTGATCAGAACGACTCACCGCTGGTACGACGGGAAGATCTGGATTTTCGATCTGGTCGGCAGCGCAAAGACCAGCCGATTGCTTCAGGTGTTCGACTACGCGCGGCGCCGCTACGGGGTCAGTCAGTTTGTCGTCGACAGCCTGTTGCGCTGCGGGATTCCCGAAGAGGACTACAACGCCCAGAAAGAGTTCGTCGATCAACTCGCGGAGTACGCTACCACTCACGCGGTAGGAGTTCATCTGGTTGCTCACAGCCGCAAAAAGCAGAACGACAACGAAGCCGGCGGACGCCTCGACGTGAGGGGCTCGGCATCGATCACCGACCTCGGACACAACGTGTATGTCGTGTGGCGGAACAAGCAGAAAGAGGCCGCGATGGAGCGTGCGCAACACGCCGGCGAGACTCCGCATTTCAAGCTTTTCGAACAACCCGACGCTCTGTTCAAGTGCGACAAGACCCGTGAGGGAGAGTGGGAAGGGAGCGCGTCTCTCTGGTTCGATCGAGAGTCGCAGCAATACCTGGCCGAGGCTGGCTCTTATGCATTCCCGCTGGTTCGAGAAGCCAGCGCCGACGATTACGAGGAGGCTTGATGGAAACAACCGAGATGCATTCGATCCTGGCTCATCTGCAGCGTCACGGCGTGGAGCTTCGAGTAAAAGACGGGCGAGTGATGGGCCCTCGCGGAATGAAGCCTGAGTTGAAGGACCTGGTGAGCGAGCACAAAGACGGCCTATTCGTGGTGCTGACCGAACGCTGTCCGGTCTGTAACCCGGTGACGAGTGTAAGAGTCTTCGATCGCCGGCCAAAGAATCATTGGGCGCTCGAGTGTGCGTTCGATCCCGGGCACTACTCCGAAGTGCGAGCGAAAACAGACGGGGTACTGGGCTTGAATATCCCGGACGAATTCGAGCCGCAGCAGGAGGAATTGTATGAGCAGTGAGAATCACGTTTACGACTCCGACGACATTCACCGCGTCGCGAATTGTCCTGTATGCCAGGACTGGATCGCTCGATGCGCAGAGGAAGACGAGGCCCGTGAGGACGAACAGAGCGCCCTCGATAATTCGCCCTTCGGAATCGAGCCAGGAGCTGCAGACTAAAATGCGAATCCGTCGCCCACTCAAACTCACGCTTCGCTGCCGCGGTTGTGGAACGCCCTACACGATCGCGACTGCGGATCTGGCGAGCCTCACCGGTTGGTGTCCGAGTTGCGAATCGAGACTCGTGCGGCTGAGGAAGGCGACGAGGATTGTGTGGGTGCAGTGAACGACGACATCCCCGAGACGTCGGGCAGCGTACTTCGCCGAGGATGCGGCTGCCCGCTCCTGATTTTTATTTCTACAGCAGTATCGGTGATTACTCTGCGGGGTGTTTTTGAACTTGCGCGCGCGATCGCGAGATGGTGCTTGAGGTGAGCGCTTTGCCTGTAAGAAAACCTAAGTTCAAGACTGGCACCCCCAATGGCACCCCTAAATTTTCCTTGCAATTAACCGGGCTGCTGTTCTATCATCGCCACGGTTCGTGACGCTTTCAACACGCAACCGTTTCCGCGTCGGGCCGGCGCAATTGATGCCACTGCATTCCCAAAAACACTTTTCAGTAGTCCTTCCGAACGGAGCGCCCCACACCGTATCTGTCGGTAACTTCGTGCTTTATCGCGATCTGGAGCTTATCCGGGTGTCGAAGTCCAACGTCGGCCGGGTGTGTAAGTGGCTGAGGGCTTTTCCCGTCACTGACGGCCTTCGATTCGAGGTTGTCACGCCTCCGAATGCAGACGAATACGCACTGCGCGTAGTGCACTTTCTCTGGCTGCGGATTATGAGTCTCGCTACTTTCCAACCGGACCTATGAGCGCAAAAAACGGCAAAACCAATGGGCGAAAAAACGGCAACGACAACGGCAATGGTGCGAAACCCGCGCCCGAGGAAAGTCTGAAGGTCGAGCTGTTCTGGCGCTTCCTACTCGGCGACGCAAAGGGCAACGGCACAGAAGCGGCCCGGATGGCCGGTTTCGCGGGAGACGACAACGCGTTGGGAGTGTATGCCCACAGGCTGATCCGGACTCGCCAAGTGCGGGAACGTATCCAGGCGCGGCTTGAGGACGCGTTATCGCTTACGCCGAACGAAGTGATCGGAGTGCTAACTTCGCATCTTCGCGCCGACGTGACTGAGATCCTAACCGAGGGCGGTCACCTTGACGTCGCCACGCTAAGGGACCGAAAGCTTGGCCACTTGATCAAGAAAATTAGAACGCGGCGCTATGTGGAGCGCACGGGCGAGGTCGAGCAGCCAGTCGAAGTCACCGAAGTCGAACTGCACGATTCGTTCAAAGCCGGCGTCCAGCTCTCGCGGATTATGGGAATCGAGAAACAGCCGGCGATGAATCCTAACGACGAGCAGGCTCGGATCGACGCTGCGGTGAAGCAGTTTATGGAGCGAACCGGCGCCAACGAGGAGCAGGCGAGAGAGTATCTGGCGCCACATATTCCCGAGGTCAAAGAGCTTGGAAAGATCGGCTAATCTCAATCCCGATTGGGAACACGAGGCGAGAATGATTGGCGCTGCGTACAACGCGGGCATGGGTCGTCGCTACTCTCTTCCAGAGCTCGAATCGAACTACCGGCTATGGCTCTCCGAGCTCCTTCCAAAGCACTTTCGCTCAGCGAGCAATGAGCAATTCGCCCAGCATCACGATGAGTTCTTTGGCTGGGGCTGGTCGATTCAGCGCGGCGTTTTGCCTTCGCCTCCTGCGTGTCTCTGGATTGTCAATCGCGCTGGAAACAAGTCAACCTCAGCCGCTGGCCTGGCCGTGGCGTTGGGTGCCATGGGTCGGCGCAAGTTCGGCCTGGTGATTACTCGGACCGACGGGCAAGGCGACACTCACATCAAGCGAGTCAACGCGATGCTTCTTGCGTCGAACGTGGGACTCTACTACCCGAGGATGGCCAAACCTCAGGTGCACGAGGTGGGGAATCGACACATCCAGGCGGCTTGGAACCGGACACAGTTAACCACGGATGAGGGGTGGACACTTCAGAACTTCAGCCTGATGGCGGCACAGCGCGGAGTCGGACACGAAGAGTATCGGCCGGACTTCATCTGGGTTACGGACATCGACGACGAGCACGATAGTCCCGGGATGGTCGATACGTTGGCTGACGCTTTGGCCGCGTCGGTATTCGGCACGCGCTCGTCTGACTGCGTAGTGATCTTCGATCAGAACGTAATCCATCGGGACTCGGTCCTGAATCGCATCCTCACTCGAAAGACCGACGTGCTTTCAGATCGCAAAGTGATCGGTCCGATTCCTGCAGTCAGAAAGCCGGCTTACAAGCGGGTCGACAACTATTGGGTGATCGAGAAGGGAGTCCCAACTTGGGGCGGGATGCCGCTCCCTGCTTGCGAGGGTACGCTCAATATCGTCGGGATGGACAAGTGGGAGCGTGAGTATCAGCACAACACCGATAAGGCTTACCCGGATGCCGTCTATCCCATGTGGGATGAGGTTTTTCACATCATCACCTGGTCTGAGTTTGTGAGATTCTTCGCGCAGCAGAAGCACGCAATTGAGTGGGATCTCTTTGATGCCAGTGGAAAGCCTAAACTTCCTGGAACTGGCGACATCGCGATGGCTCAGGACTGGGGGAACAACCCAAAGCATCCATGTGCGAATCGCTGGGTGTGGCAGCCCTCTGAGGGAATGCCTTTATCCAAGTGGCTATTTTTCTATCGCGAGATGTGCTGGCCGCGATTCCCGGCAGTAGAGGCTGACGATCGAGTGGGCCCATCTGCCGTTCAGGTTGGGAAGGCAATTCAGGACGTCGAGCAGCGATGGAGCGAAGGCGATCGGGTGCTCTTGCGCAGGGCAAGCCACGAACGGCCAGAGATCATCAGGGGCTATGCCGTTGATCTACCAGAAACAGGTCGGGATCCACTGTACTTTCAATCAGTGGACACGTCGCAAGCCCGAGAAGGCATTCTGCATATGCAGAACATCCTGAAAATCGACGAGTCCCTGGCGCACCCCTTCCGTCGATATCCGATCGGGCATCCCGATGAGGGCCAGCGGCTCCGAGGTTGTCCCACTGGCGCATTCTTCATTGTCGCCGACGGACAGGGCGAACTCTATGTCGACGAGGCCACCGGTGAACTGAAGGCGACGCCGGCTACCGATGAACGCGGACAGGCGAGAACGCGTTTTGAGTACCCCAACTATCGGAAGCCGGACACCGCTCAGGGCGACGCAAAGAAAGATGCCCCGAAGCGGGACGATGACATGGTCGACTGTGACCGGGCTCTTGCTGGGGATCGAGTGCCGCTTATTAAGCCGCTGACCGCCGAAGAGCGACTGCTGTTGAAGTGGGAGCGGAGGCTTGATGCTCAACTGCAGAGGGCAAGCCGCAATGATGTTTCCGAGGAACGGATCGCGTCGATCATTCAAACCAGCCTGATCAATCGAGAGCGAGAGCTCGACGAGGCCGGCCGAACCGGGCACTACCTAACGCAAGATTACTAGGAGGACTTATGCCAGATCAAACTCTAACGTATTCCGACGAAACAACGTATGCCAAACAGGCCGTCAATTGGCTGAATCACCTACGTG